CTTATAAGTATTATTTGGACTATGTTAAGAAGTTTAGAAATAAAGACTATAAGCTATTTCAAAAAGTAGATGAGGGTAGTATCACTACCACCTTAGGATGGATTGCTCGTATTATCATTCGAGGTGGTAGTGTATCCAACGATCATACTAAACGGCTTGAAGATAATATTACACAATTGCTAAGTAAGTTTACTGAAGAAAAAAAGATTCAACCGGAAGTAACAAAACAATCGATTGTACCCAGTATCAATATTCAAGAAGCTACTAAATTAAAAGCAAAAGAATATATCGGTGATTTGGAAGGGTCAATCGATGAATATATTTTTGACGATAAAGACTTCTCACTTTATGCAGATTTAAAGGGTAAGCAAATCCCTGCGCCTTACGTACCAGATGTTAAAGTATGGGCGGAATCTAAGTTATCGGAATATTCATCTGTAGCTGACGGCGAGGATTCTCAATTGATTGAAGGCTATTCCAATATCAATAAGAGAAAATTAAAAAACATAGTTAAGCTGTTTGAAACTTTCATTGAAGATTGCGATAAGTATGGTCAATTTAAAAAAGCCAATCGCAAAGTTCAAGCAGTTAGAGAAAAACCTCCAGCAATACAAGTTAAATCGGTAAAATATAAAATGAAGGATGAAGAACTTAAACTTGAATCAGAACGTCCTATTGATATTATTGGTGCAGCTCAAGTATGGTTGTTTAATACTAAAACAAGAAAGCTTGCAGTATATACTTCCGAATCTACAAAAGGTATGACAGTAAAAGGATCCACATTACAAAATTGGACTCCGGAAAAATCTAAGCAAAAAACATTGCGTAAACCCGACGAACAACTTAAAGACTTATTGGCATCGGGCAAAGTAAAACTTAGAACATTTATTGATAGTATTAAATCCAAAGAACAAGAAGTAAATGGTAGGATAAATATAGAAACAATAATTCTAAAAGTGGTGAGGTAATAGATGTCAGTTTTAAAGTTAACCTATTGTCAATTAATTAAAATTGTTTTATCCCAAATAGGTGGCAACCCACTTCAGCAAGTATATTCTCAGCTGAGCCAGGGTATGCCTATGATAAGTGCACGATCCGGTTTGCTTCCCACTGGATTGACTGAGGTAAAAGATTTAATTGATAAGGTTACAAATACAATTAATGATGCACAACGAGCCGTAAATGATTATTCCGATATATTGGAAAGATTGGGTAATCAATTATATATTAATCCTTTGGGTACCGCACTATCGGGCACGACAAGTGTAATGCAAACAAGATTAGATGCGGTTGATGCTAGATTAGGATTTATCGGATTAGGTACTGAAGAAAGAATTTCTTTGCTTGAGGAGAAAACTGCATTAACTGAAGGCATAAGTTCATTCACAAAATATAAAGATTATACTGATAGATTATCCGGCATAGGCCCACAATCGGGAGCATCTACTGCAGGAGGATGTTCTTTACAGGATCTACTAGGTTCAGGCTGCGCACCAAATCAAGATGTGCCAGATATTGATTTGCAAAATTTAATAGATTCTCTTAAGAATGGAGATCTTATCGCTGCACTTAAATTAAAAATTGAGAATGCAGTAGGGTATACATCATATCAAACAGCATTGGCATCGTTTCAGGCAGAAGTTACAAATTTTAATTTTACATTTTCAAATCTAATCAATAGAGCAGCTATACGAAATGCGGTTACTTCGCAGATAACACAGATCGTGTTTAATTTATTGTCCGGATGCGGTAATCAAGTTTTTAATCTAACACTAAATCCAGATGTTAGAAATACATTAACACCATATGTATCAGATTTAGATAAACAGAGATCGGGTGAAGTATATTACGATTCGTTTGGAAATGAAATTGCAGTTAAGGATACCGATTTTACCGTTTAGGAAATTATATTATGATAGTTATAGATTTTAATCAAACCGCCATTTCTAATTTGATGGCGGAAGTAGGTGGTCGAAAAGATATTGACATTGATGTACCGTTACTTCGACATATGATTTTAAATTCGATCAGAGGATATAATCAAAAGTTCGGAGCAAAATATGGTGAAATGGTTATCGCCTGCGACAATCGAAACTATTGGCGTAGACAAGAGTTCCAATATTATAAAGCCGGCAGAAAAAAAGCTAGAGAAGAATCTGGTCTAGATTGGAAATTAATTTTCGAAGCGTTAACTATGATTCGGGAAGAACTGCATACATATTTTCCATATAAAGTTATTGACATTGACGGGGCGGAAGCGGATGATGTCATTGCGGTACTTGCAGAGTGGTCACAATCAAATGACATGGAGACTTTATTATTCAGAGAACCAAAACCATTTTTGATTCTTTCAGGTGATCACGATTTTATTCAATTACAAAAATGGAAAAACATTCATCAATATTCTCCAATTCAAAAGAAATTTATTAAACCGGATATAAGCCCTGAACAATATATTTTTGAGCATATCATAAAAGGTGATAAGGGTGACGGTATTCCTAATGTACTGTCTGCAGATGATAGTATTGTAACCGGTACTAGACAAAAGTCTATTATGCAAAAGAAAATGGATATTTGGTATAAAGATAAAGATCAAATGCCGCAGGATATAGAATTTGCAAAGAATTATGAACGCAATAAGATGTTAGTTAGTTTTGAGCACATCCCAGCACCGGTAAAAGAAAACATTATAAATAGTTATGTTGGTCAGCCGAATAAAGATAAAAGCAAACTATTAAATTTTTTCATTCAAAACAAAATGAAAAACATGATGGAATTAATCGAGGAATTTTAAATGAAAACAACCGTACCCCAGGTGTTTGAAGAAGTAGAAAAATCAGTTACACGAGAAACAAAAATTAAAGTGTTGCGAGCATATGATGCAATGGTTGTGAGAGGAATTCTTCGAATCAATTTTGATCCTATGATTAAAATGGATTTGCCCGAAGGCGAACCGCCATTTAAGAAAGATACATCAATTCCGGCAGGATATTCTGAGACAAATTTGTTTTCAGAATTTCGTCGCTTTTATATTTGGCTAAATCGCGATGTCAATCTTTCTAAACAACGAAAAGAACAACTATTTATTCAACTATTGGAAGGCATCCATTGGTCAGAGGCTGAAGCAGTTTGTTTAGCAAAAGATAAAAAGCTACAAACTAAATACAAATCAATTACTGAAGATTTGGTTAGAGAAGCATATCCTGAGCTTTTACCTGTACGAGAAGCTGTAGCAGAACCAGTTATTAAGGTAAAGGCTGCTCCGTCAAAAAAGAAGGTTTCTTTGAACGCTTCCTGACCTGGTTCAAAGAAGAACCTATACCGGAACCAACTGAAAAATGGTCAGACGTAGGAACGATGCCTCCAGATCCCCAATATGATGCAAGAGATTTTAACATAAAGCAATACAGAGCATTTGACAAATATTGAAAAAGATGTTATAATATAATTTTACTTGATAATGGAAATGTTATGTCTATGCATTTGGTTGGGCCTTGGTTATCTTCTACGGGCAAGAAAAAAGGCAAGCAAAAATATCGAAATTCCGAGCAAGCAAAAAAAGCTCGGGATCTCGAATCTAGTTGGAATCAAATTTTAGCCTCACATGGTGCGGCTCCTGTCAAAGCTAAAAAGCCATTTAAGCAGCTCTCCTATCAGTTAGCTGTACCTGAAGATCGTAGTACAAAACACATTAAAAGTCTAGATACGGGTCATGTAGGTGCTGTCACAATACGTGCGCCTATGAAGTATACTGGCGATAAAATTTTAGGTATCGGAACAATGCATAAGTCTAATGCGGTTCCCATTTTTACAGACCAAGAAGCAAAAGACATTTCTAGTATGAGGCGATAATGAAAACAGTTGTTTTAGTAACCGGCGGCTTTGATCCTGTTCATAGTGGCCATATTGCATATTTAAAAACTGCTGCAAGTATGGGCAGTACTTTGATTGTAGGCCTAAATTCTGATAATTGGCTTGTTCGCAAAAAAGGCAAAGCATTTATGCCTTTTAATGAGAGACAGGCAATTCTTGATAATTTAAAATTTGTTGATTGGACTATTGCGTTTGATGATGCGGACGGTACAGCAAAAGATGCAATTAAAAAGGTTAGGAATTTTTTTCCAGTCGAAAAAATTATTTTCGCAAACGGCGGAGATAGGACATATAATAATATTCCGGAGATTGCGTTTGATGATTCTAATTTAGAATTTGCTTTCGGCATAGGTGGGGATAATAAACAAAATTCTAGTTCTTGGATTTTAGAGGAATGGAAGTCCCCGAAAACTGAACGTCCATGGGGGTATTATCGCATTTTGCAAAATTACACCAATGAAGTGAAAGTAAAGGAACTTACAGTATTGCCGGGCAAATGTTTAAGTATGCAGAAGCATGCAAAAAGAGCAGAGCATTGGTTCATTGCAGAAGGTACAGCAACTGTATATACTTTGGACGAAAAGACTACAGACGCAGAGCTATTAGGGGTATAT